TGCTAAAACGAAAGTATTAACTTACGGTCGTGGGTTCAGCTTCACTCGTCAAATGATCGTGAACGATGACTTGAGCGCATTAACTCGTATTCCGTCCTTGTATGCAGCGCAAGCAAAACGCGGTATCAACCGATTGGTATATAAAGCATTGGCTGAAGCTAAATTTACGGCTAAAGACGGTAACTTAGCGGCTACTGGCGCAGCATTATCCTTGGCAACCATCGATGAGGCTCGTCAAGCTATGCGTAAGCAAAAGAACTTGCGCGGTGAGGAGTTCTTAAACATCACACCTAAGTATTTAATCGTTCCAACTAAGAGTGAGTTCTTAGCACGTCAATTATTAACATCCACCTCTGACCCTAACGCGACACATTACGGTGTTACAAATCCGTTGATGGGTTCCTTGCAAATCATCACTGACGCAGAACTTGATGCATTAGATACAGATGCATACTACTTCTTAGCCGACCAAATGCTAATGGATACAATCGAGGTGACGTACTTAAATGGTAACCAAAGACCAGTGATTGAGTCACAAGTAGCATTTGATACATTAGGTATTCGTTACCGTATCTACATGGATTACGGCGTGACTGTAGTTGATACTAAAGGTATCTATAAAAATGCTGGTAAATAATAGAAAGGGGAATACAAATGGCTTGTAAATACTATTCAAATGGTGACACTGTCACTACGAAAGCCACAAAGGCAATTAAAGCAGGTGACCTTGTGAAGGTGGGCGCTAGCTTAGTAGGTGTGGCAACAACAGACGCACAGGCGAACGAGAATTGCACATTATCCATCAAAGGCGCATTCGTGATGCCTAAAGGACAAGGGGCAATTAAAGCTGGCGATCCGATTCACTTCAAAGAAGAAAATAACACAGTATCCAATACTGAGGGTGACGGTGTGAAAGTAGGCGTTGCGTTGCAAGATGCAGAAGCGAAGGATTCCACTGTAGTGGTTAAAATGCAGTAATTATGGACTTCAAAAGTATCATCAACGATGATATTGCGACATTCTTGAACCTAGATGAATACGGCGATTGGCATATGCTAGACGGCTATCGATGCCGTGCCATTGTGCAGGATGTAGTGCTGAACGAGGCGCTATATCCTCAATATGGCAAGGATGCGTACCGCGAAGGTGTGTATGCTTACGGTAGCGTGATTAACGTTCGCAAAGAAGACCTACCGAAAGTACCAACAATAGGCATGGTATTTGAACTCAACCATAAGTTGGGGCAAGTGATTAATGTTGCCGATGATATGGGTGTACTCACAATCACGTGGGTAGCCAATGAAATGTAGGTGATGCACATGCTTAATATTGAACTAAAAGGCGTCGATAAAGCATTGGAGAAGTTAAAGGATATCCCCAAAGGCGTAGAAAAGGCAGCAAGTAGTGCTATCAACAAGACGGCACGTGGTGCACGTACTTACGCATCGAGGGCTATTTCTAAAAATTACAATGTAAAAGTAGGCGATGTTCGTAAGACATTTGACCTGCGCAAGTCGAGTCGTAAATCACTTACGGCAGAACTTATATCAACAGGTGGAGTTATCCAACTGAGTAAATATAAGGTATTGCCTAGGGCTATCCAAAGGAAAGGCATTCATAATAAGCCGTTACGGGTTTCGGTAAAACGTGGAAGCGGCGCGAAGACGATCAAGGGGGCATTCCTTACGCAGTTCAAATCTGGCCATATGGCAGTGGTGAACCGTAAAGGCAAGAAACGCTTTCCTGTTGTCGAACGATACGGCCCATCTATCCCTCAAATGTTTAAGGCGGATGAGGTCAAGGACCCTGTTGTAAAAGACACGGAAGAACGATTGAACAAGGAGTTCGCCCACGAGGTTGATCGTGTGCTCGCTGGCATCGGAGGTACGAAATGACGCAAGTACAATTATTGAAAGATTTAGTAGGATTTACAAAAGAAGTCCTACAAAACCAAAAGTATATCGACGGCGATGGTAACGAAAAGGAAATAGAGGTCAAGGCAGGATTCTTAAAACAAAAGGAAATGCGAGATAATGCTTATGACCACTATGTCCTGATTCGTGTACTTGACGGCGAATCGGACCACGAAGAATCGACGGTCAAGGTACGATTCATTATTTGTGCGTCTGATCGCGATACAATGGAGGGATGGATTACCGTCCTAAATATCCTAGAAGATATCCGGCAAGCAATCCTAAGCCGTACGATTATTTGCAAACGATACACTTACAAGGACCCGGTGAAATGGGTCGTAGAAGAAGATGAAGCCTATCCGGCTTACTTCGCAGAATTAGACGTTCAATTCGTTATCCCTAATGTAGGGCTTGCGGATTTAACATTTTAAGGAGGTAACATGGACGAGTTAGAAGCTACAGCAACAACTATGCCTGAACCAGTGCGTAAGCCCTCTGCTGATACTCCAACAGAAGCCCTTATCTATGTAGGGCCAAACATGCATACACGCGGTATTTTGACATACCAAGTATATGAACAAATTCCAAAAGAAGTAGAGGACTTTGCCAATACAAAAGCCGGTGAAATCCGTCAATTGTTCGTCCCTATTTCCAAGTTCCAAGACACTCGTCAAGCATTGGAGAATCCAAATAGCTTAGAACGAGTGTATTTTAATGTTGTTTTAGAACAATACGAGAAGGAGGTTAGAGAGCGCAATGTTTAATCATGGTATTCGGGTACAAGAGGTACCCACTACAATTATTCCACCAGTGAATACACAAGGTTGCTTGCCAGTGTTCTTTGGTACAGCACCTTTGCACTTAGCGAAGAACCCAGCGCCAGTGAATACACCGGTATTATGCTACACCTACCAAGAAGCGGTAGAAGCACTAGGGTATTCCGATGATTGGGAGAAATACACACTGTGCGAGGCCATCTACAGCCAATTTGCCTTATTTGCAACAGCACCTGTAGTATTTGTCAATGTGCTTGACCCTAAAACACATAAGGATAGTGCAGTGAATCAATCTGTGGCAGTCATTAATGGTGTTGGTACGATTACCGACCCCGTACTAGTAGATACGTTAGTTATCAAATCCAGCACAAGCGGTAGTGCGTTGACTAAAGGCACAGATTACACTGTCACACATGACGATGTAGGAAATGTGCTAGTACATGTTATTCCAACAGGTTCGGCAAATTCTGCTAGTAATCTATATGCATCCTTCGACAAAATAGAGCCTACTCGCGTGACTAAGCGTGACATCATCGGCGGTGTAGATAACGAGACGGGTGCGTATAAGGGCTTAGAAGCGCTTAACAGTGTATTCTCCAAGTTCAGTATCGTACCGGGTCAAATTGCGGCCCCTGGTTGGTCTCATGACCCAGAAGTAGCTGCGATTATGTCTGCTAAAGTATCCAACGTGAATGGCATGTTTACAGCGATTGCACATACGGATATTCCGACAGATACCGTGAAATCCTACTCCGCAGCATCTGAATGGAAGAAGACGAACAACTACACATCTAAGTACCAAGTGGCATATTGGCCAAAGGTTAAATTAGGAGGTAAGACATTCCATATGTCCACACAAGTCGTAGGTGTTGCCGGTGCTGTGGAAGCAAGCAACGGAGATATTCCATTTGAATCCCCGTCTAACAAGCCTATTAAAGGCAACGGCTTATGCTTAAAAGATGGTACCGAGGTTATCATGCAATTGGAAAATGCGAACTACCTCAACAGCCAAGGTATCGTAACAGCCATGAATATGGTAGGCGGATGGCGATTATGGGGTAATGAAATGGCATGTTATCCAGCCAATACGGACCCTAAAGACCGCTTTATCTGTGTTCGTAAAATGTTCAATTGGCATGCGCAAACTTTCATTCAAACCTACTTCGAGAAAGTAGACAATCCGTTGCGTAAGCGATTGATTGACACTATTGTGGATAGCGAGAATATTCGTTTGAATGGGTTAGTAGGTCAAGAGGCATTGATTGCTGGACGTGTTGAGTTTAGACAATTGGACAATCCAATTACAAATTTAATAGACGGCATTGCCACATTCTACACATATTTGACACCACCAGTTCCTGCGCGTGAAATCGTGAATAAGATTGAATTTGACCCAATGGCGTATAAGACGCTATTCCAGTAAAAGGAGGTAGACAATGAACGGAATGATTCCTGAGAAACTCGTTGAGTTTAAAGTATACTCCGAGTCAAACGACTTAATGGGTGTGAGTGATATCGAGCTAGCTGATTTGGATTTTATGACGGAGACTATTAAAGGCGCCGGCATTGCCGGGGAAGTAGATAGCCCTACAGTTGGCCATTTCTCCAGCATGGAAGTTAAATTAAACTGGAGAACCCTTGATAAGAACTTATTTGTACTAGCCGGCAATAAGACAAAGCTCCTTGACTGCCGTGGCGCTCAACAGAATATTGATCGAAGCACAGGCGAGTATAAAATCGATAAGGTTCGCGTGATTATTAAAGGCATGCCTAAGAAGGTGGGCCTAGGTAAGTTTGAAACGGCATCTGTAGTAGGATCTTCTACAGTGCTTGAAGCGATTTACCTCAAAATCACGGTGAACGACAAAACGGTCGTTGAAATCGATAAGTACAACAGTATTTCTAACATCGGTGGCACTGACTTCTTACAAGAAGTTCGTGACGCCCTTGGAATTTAGGAGG